GAGGCAGAAATAATGGGCTTAAGACATATGTCTGGAATGGATGGCTATTAATGGCAAGTTTTGGAAAAAAATCACAAGAAAGATTAAATACCTGCGACCCAAGATTAATTGAATTATTTGAAAGAGTAGTTGAAGATTTTGATTGTACTGTTCTACAAGGTCATCGTGGAGAAGAAGAACAGAATAAATTATTTGAAGAAGGTTTTAGTAAATTAAAATATCCAAAAGGTAGACATAACCAATATCCTTCATTGGCTGTAGACGTTGCTCCTTATCCAATAGACTGGAAAGATAGGGAACGTTTTACATATTTTGCTGGTTTTGTTATGGGTATTGCAGCATCAATGGGACTTACTATTCGTTGGGGTGGAGACTGGGATAGAGATACTGAATTAAAAGATAACAATTTTGACGATTTACCACATTTTGAAATAAGGGATTAGTATGGCAAAAAGAGGAAGAAAAAATAAAGCTGAAGTAAATAAACAATTATTTCAAAAAGCAAACAATTACTATAGAAAGAAATGGTTTACTGATTCTCAGAAAAGCATGGATTTCTTTTTAAATGAGCAACTTTCTGCGCAAGAACAAGAAGATTTGCGTGAAGGAGGGATGCCAGATTTTATTATTAATCGTATAACCCCAGCTATAGAAGTTATGAAATATTTTGTAACTGCAAATAATCCTAAATGGCAAGCAATTGGAGTTGAAGGTAGCGATTCAGATATAGCTCATGTTCATAGTATGATAGCTGAATATTGTTGGCATTTATCAAATGGAAAAAATTTATTTTCATCTGTAATTCAAGATGCTCTTGTTAAAGGGATGGGATTATTTAGAGTAGACATAAATCCTGATGGAGATGAAGGGATGGGAGAAGTTATATTTAACTCTATTGACCCTTACGATGTTTATGTAGACCCAATGAGTAGAGATTTTTTATTTCGTGATGCTAGTTATATAATTGTTCAAAAGAATTTATCAAAAACTAGTCTTACCAGACTATTTCCTCAATTTAAGAAAAAAATTGTAAGAGCAAATGGTTCTCCAGAAAGTAAACAATATTCAATGAGAGATATACATGAATCTGAAAACATTCAACCAGGAGATGTTGAGTTTGAAGCATATACATTAGAAGGAGAACAAGATGAAATTCTTGATTATTATGAAGTTTATACAAAAGAACAAATTGCTTATGTTAATGTTTGGTCGAAACAGCCTCCTAGCCCAGAAGAAATTAAATTAATACAACAAGAAGCAAAAGAGCAAATGGAGTTCATATCTAAAGATATGGAAGTCTCTTTAAAAGAAAAAGAATTAGAATTAATGCAATTAGTTCAAGAAGGAGAAATTCTTCCTGAAAGAATGGCTCTTGAATTGGAAAAAGCTCAAAAAGATGCAGTAGCTAAGATTGAAGAACAACAAGCTATTATTGAAGCTCAGTTAGTTGAATTAAAAACAAAAACAGTCCAACATTCAATGGAGAAAAAGGCTTTTGACCTTTTAATGAAAGATGAAAATTATGCAAAGAATGTTGTGGAAGTTGTAGATTTTTTCAAAACACAAATTAAGATGTGTGCTTCAGTAGGAGATATGTATTTGTATGAAGTTATTTTACCTATGGCTGACTATCCAATAATTCCTGTAATTTATAGTCATACAGGAACTCCGTATCCTATGGGAGCAGTATTACCTATGATTGGTAAACAAAGAGAAATTAATAAAGCTCATCAAATTATGTTACATAATGCAAACTTAGCATCAAATCTTAGATGGTTATATACTGAAGGAAGTGTAGATGAAGAAGAGTGGGAAAAATATTCAAGTTCTCCTGGAGCTATGTTAAAATATAGACAAGGATTTGACCCTCCAACACCAGTTCAGCCTTTACCAATTAATAATGCTTTCTATACAGTTACACAACAAGGAAAACAAGATATAGAATATATTAGTGGAGTTGCATCAAGTATGTCAGGAGTTGGAGACCAAAGTCATGAAACATATCGTGGTATGTTAGCAATGGATGAATATGGAACAAGAAGAATTAGACAGTGGGTTAATACAATTGTTGAACCAGCTTTAGAGCATATGGGAAGAATATTTAAAGAAATTGCTCAATTTACTTATACTTCACAAAAAGTATTTAGAATTGTTCAGCCAGAAGCAGGAGCAAGTGAAGGAGAAGTTCAAGAAGTATCAATAAATATTCCTATATATAATGATTTTGGAGAGACTATTCAAAGATTTAATGATTATCAATCAGCAAAATTTGATGTTAGAATTGTAGCTGGTTCTACTCAACCAGTTAATAGATGGGCATTATTAGATGAATACTTTAATTGGTTCCAAGCAGGATTAATTGATGATGTTGCTATGATAGAACAAACAGATATAAGAAATAAAAAAGCATTAATGCAACGAAAGAGTATGTATGCTCAAATGCAACAACAAATTGTTGGAATGGAAGAACAAATTAAAGACCAAGAAGGAACTATTGAAACATTAGAACGACAAGTAATACAAGCTGGTATTAAAGATAAAATTAATGAAGGTTCCAAAATGATTGATAAAGAAGTGTTGGACACACAAGCCCAACAAAGACTTTTGCAAGGTCGTATGAAAGATACGGTAGATTTAGCAAAAAAAGAATTAGCACTAGAAAAGAAAAAGATTAGTGTTGATAAACAGAAAAAATAACTGTAAATTAGAAGGAGTACAGTATGAACGAAAATAAGGACAACCTATTAGTTGATGATGCTGAAAGAGCAGAACAACAAATAGCCCCAGAAGACAATGCTGTGGCTGAAGAATTTTTTTCTCAGCTTGACAAACAAGTAATGGGTGAAACGCTAGAACAGCCAATTGAAACTGAGGCTCAAGAACAGACAACTTCCTCTCAAGGGAACCCTGAAATAGAGCAACAATCTACACAAGATGTAGATTATAATTTAGAAAAGAGATATTCGGATTCTTCTCGTGAAGCTAAACGACTTAACACTCGTTTAAAAGAGTTAGAACCTTATATGCCTTTACTAGATGCAATGAAAGCAGACCCAAATTTAATTTCTCATGTGAGAGGTTATTTTGAGGGTGGCGGCTCAGCTCCTAAGAGCGTAAAAGAGCAGCTTGGTTTAGACGAAGATTTCATGTTTGATTATGATGATGCTTTGTCAGACCCTAACTCCGAATCTGCAAAGTTGTTTAATGCAACAGTAGATGGAGTGGTGCAAAGAAGGCTAAATGATTTTGCAAGACAACAATCTGAGCAATCACGTAAAGCTTCTGAAGAAAGTAATTTTAAACAAAAGTTTAATGTTTCTGAAGGAGATTATGATGATTTAATGGATTATGCAAAGTCACATAAATTAACATTGGAAGATGTTTATTATTTAAAAAATAGAGATAATAGAGACACTCAAGTCGCTAATAACACTAGAGAAGAAGTAATACAACAAATGAAAAATGTTAGACAAATGCCTACAAGTATTGCATCATCAGGGAATGCACAAAGAGAAGAAAAATCAGTAGACGATGCCGTTTTTGACAAGTTGTTATCTCAAGGGACTGGGTTAGACGAGTTAATGTAAACATAAACCTAAATACCCTAGGAGGGAAACAAAATGGCAGATACAAGTTATCCAGCAAATACGCCGTTGGCAATTGCTACCTCTACAGGCTTAAGTGAAGGTTATGCTGCTTCTCAGGGAAGCTCCCTGAGTACAGGTGATTTACGTAGACGATATGACTTTTCTGAAATATTTTCGGAGTTAGCTTTAGCTCAAACTCCATTCTTCAGACTTGTTTCAATGTTAGCGAAGAAACCTACAGATGACCCATCATTTAAGTTTACAGAGAAGAGACAATCTTGGTTAAAACGTTATGCTTATGTAGTTGGTTTTAGACATGGCTCTACTGATGTTCACAACGATGCAACTTTAGTAGAATCAGATAATTCAGCTTTATCACTTGGTGGAGAAGTTAAATTATACATGGCAACTGATTACTTTAGCGCAGGTAATATCCAAAATGTTCAAGGTCAATCAAATGGCGCAATTCTC